CATATCCATCGCCCGCAAATCATTGAAGGACTTGACAAAGTATTCTATTCCGGAGCGATCAATGCAATGAATTTTAATGATGAAGGACAGGATCGTGGATTCTGGATTCATGAATTTAATGAGAAAGGCACTCTGGTAAAAGGATATAAATGCACTACTCCATACAGACAGTTCCACACTATCACCTGGGATCCTGATGAAGTTGGCGATTATATCCGTGAAGGGGCTATGTATCTCCACAGAACAGGCATTTCAGAAGAGGTGACGGATAAGATAGTCCGGGTGCGGTATTCCTGCACATCTGAGCAGAAAAAGGCGCTCAACATTCCACTACTGCAAAAGAACCTGTATGAGCTTGGTGCATTCTATGTGGCAGATATTGAAGCAGAAAGTACTATTGACATCACGAACCGCGGGCTTCTCTCGGAGGAAAGCGACCCAAGGTTGAATCTGAAAAAATGGTTGGAGGAAAAGACATTTAAGAATCCAGACAAAATCGTGGAGCTTGCCGAGCCGATCATAGCAGAAACCATGAAACAGAGTACCACCGCAGAGATTCACGGCGTGTTTAAGCCGGTATCTATTTCTGTCAGAAATTACAGAAACTACAAGGAAGAAAACTTTGATTTTTCAGACATTTCATTCTGCACGATCAATGGAGTAAACGGTGCAGGAAAGAGCAGTCTTTTCATGGATGCTATTGTGGATTGTCTGTTTGAAGAAACCCGTGAGGGAGACTGTAAGGCGTGGATCCGAGGTACAGAGGATGCAAGAAGCGGTTTCATAGAATTTATTTTCGACATCGGAGAGAAACGATTCCGGGTAGTCCGCACCAGAACAAAATCCGGAAAGCCGACTTTAAACCTTTCTCAGTACGAAGAAAATGAATGGCGAAACCTGTCAAAAGAGAGAATTGTTGATACACAGGCAGAGATAGAGAAGCTTCTTGGTATGGACAGCATGACATTCCGCAGCTGCGCATTGATCATGCAGGATCAGTATGGATTATTCTTGCAGGCGAAGAAAGATGAACGTATCGCAATTCTTGGAAATTTACTCGGGCTTGGGATATATGGAGTGATGGAACTGGATGCCAGAAAGAAGCTTGCTGATTCCAGAAAAGAACTGGCTTCTAAAAAAGAAGCCGTCCGGATCAAGACTGACTTCATTAAGGCGCAGGGAAATCCAGAGGAAGAACTGGAGACAGTAGAAAAAGATATTCATAAAAAGCAGGAAGAACTTGAAAATCTGGATGCATCCAGAAGAAATCTGATCGAGTGTCAGAAAAAAATATCTGAGGCCGAGAAGGAAAGTGAAAAAACCAGAAGTGATTTGAAAGAATGCTCAGAAGAATACAGTGCAATGGCAAACAATCTGGACCATTCAAAGCAGACACTGACAGCGTGCAATAATCTATTGGAACTGGCCGATACGATACGGGAAAAAGCAAAACAGCATTCTGAATTATCTTTACAGCTTTCCGAAGCAGAGAAAGACGTTATTAAATATAAAAATGCAAAAAGAACACTGGATAGCTATAACGAAGATATTGACCGCTACCAGAGGATTATTACAAAGAGCAAGCTCAGAAATGAGCAGATAGATTCTCAGATTTCTCTGCTGAGTTCCAGCGTTCCGACTGATCTGGAATACAGACTTGAAGAATTGAATCGCAAAAAAGAGGAACTTGATAGCCAGCAGGAAAAGAGATACCGTGCATCTGTTGCAGATCACGAACTGCAGCAAATCAGATCATCATATTCGAAGCAGATATCAGATGCAGAAAATAAACGTGATTATCACCAGACAAGGCTCAGGGAAATAAAACAGCAGGAAGAATTTATGAAAAATTCCGGATGTCCGGATATTGAAAATGCAAGTTGCCGATTTCTTGCAAAAGCAGTTGATGATGTCAAAAACCTTCCTGTTGAACGGGGCTGCTTACAGAAGTTTGAAAAAGAAATCGAAACGCTGACATCTGAAATGAACAAGAAGGTAGCGGAGAAACAAAAAGAAATTTGGGAGATCGGATACAATCCAGATCAGCTGAAGTTGTTGCTCATACAGGTAAATGGACTTGCAAAATATGAACGCATAAAGAAAGATGCGGAGCAAAACAAACTCGAAATTGCCCGTTTAGAAGCCGAAAAGGAATCGAACGATAAAAATATAGGGCAGTGTGAGGAAAATCTGCTACAGGTCAAATTAAAGGCCTCTGAGATAACGGAAACAGTTAATAAACTATCGGAATCAGTTGACAGACAAGAACAGATCAAACAGCAGATGGCTCATCTGCAGACTTATGTAGAACAGGAAAAAGAACTTCCTGTTTACGAAGAAAGAAAACAGCATGTTCTTGAAAGGATTGAGAGCATGGAAAAAGAGATGGAAAAACTTACTGACAGAAAATTCATTCTCTCTTCTCAGCTTACTGGTATGGATACCATGATAGAAAAAATGAAGGAAACATTTTCGGCAGATATGGTAGAAGAAACAGACAGGCAGATTCGCAGTAACAAGGAAACTCTCGGAGAACTGCAGATCCAGAAGGGGGTACTTCTTGAACGTCTGGAAAATATCGATACCATGCGAGGAGAAATCTCCACGCTGAATAATGGAATTGCAGTAGCTGCTGGCAGAGCGGACTGTTACGAAGCATTAAAGCAGGCATTTTCACAGGACGGAGTTCCGCATCAGATCATCAGGAACATCATTCCTCATATCACAGATACTACGAACAATATTCTTGGCCAGATGACCGGGGGAACAATGGGAGTGGAATTTGTCATGGAGCGCACCGTCAAAGGAAAGGACGGAGACAAGGCAACGCTGGATGTTCTGATCAACGAATATGGCAAGACAACTCTTCCATATGCTTCCAAGAGCGGAGGCGAGAAGGTAAAAGCTTCTCTTGCCGTTATCCTTGCCCTGTCCGAGATCAAGGCAACAGCGGCAGGAATACAGCTTGGAATGCTCTTTATTGATGAACCACCATTCCTTGATGATGAGGGCGCACAGGCTTATGTAGATGCCCTTGAGACGATTCGCGATCGGTATTCCGATGTGAAGATTATGGCAATCACTCATGACGATGCCATGAAAGCGAGATTCGGCCAGGCTGTGACAGTAATTAAAACAGATGATGGCTCAAAAGTAATCTACTAAGCGGAGGAACTTATGGCGAAAAGATATTATTGGTTAAAGCTTCCTGACGGATTTTTCCGTCAGAAGGCTATCAAAAAACTTCGGAAGATTGCCGGAGGAGACACCTACACAATTATTTACCTGAAAATGCTTCTTGTTGCAATGAAGCAGGATGGAAGACTTTACTTCGAGGGAGTAGAAGCAACATTCTATGACGAGCTTGCTCTGGACCTGGATGAAGAAGTTGAAAATGTCAGAGTGACGGTTATGTTTTTGATCCAGCAGGACCTCATGCAGTTGATTGACGAAACCGAATATTCCCTGTCAGAATGCGCTAAAATGACAGGTTCTGAGAGCGCTAGTGCTGAGAGAATGCGACGATTAAGAGATAAAAAAGCGTCACAATGTGACATTGAAGTGACGGAACCGTTACGCATAGGTGACGTAGAGAAAGAGATAGAGAAAGAGATAGAGAAAGAGATAGAGAAAGATAAAGAGAAAGATAATAAAAACATTAGCTTGGAGCTTAAAGACTCCAAGCAGAACACGTTCATCTCTCTTCCTCTGGTTACGGGCTCAGGAAATTATGATGTGACATTTGATTATCTCAATTCACTGAGAGAACTGTTTCCGGCACTGGATGTTGAACAGGAGTTTAGATCAATGGCAGCATGGCTTGACAGTCACCCTCGTAATCGTAAGACACCTAGAGGAATCAAGAGATTTATCACTGGTTGGTTAGAACGTTCACAGAATTCAATGCCGGCATCCAGAACACCGCAAGCACCTGCAGCTACAAAGAACATGTCAACGAATCAGTATATGGAGGCAACGGCCGGCTGGTGCGAAGGGATGGGTGATTGAAGTGACACCTCAAGAATTTGATTTTATCAGAGCTTCAATCAAAAGTGCCTATCCAACATTTAATGTCATGCCAGACCAATACAGCATCAGGATGTGGTACCGCATGTTGGGGGACCTGGATTACAAACTTTGCGAAACAGCATTGATGGAACTGTTTGCCACTCATACATACCCACCGCAGATATCTGAGATACGGGAGAAATGTGCAGAATATACAGTTCCACACCTCAAAGACCAGGGAGAGGCCTGGGGAGAAGTGCAGAAAGCCATTAGCCAGTATGGATATTACAGGCAGGAAGAAGCACTGGAAAGCCTGACGCCGATAGTCAGGGAGGCGGTAAAGCGGCTTGGCTTCCGGGAAATATGTCTTGATGAGAACCAGGATGCTGTCCGAGCACACTTCTTCAAGATATATTCAAGCCTGATCGAGCGCAAGACGAACGATGCAAAGCTTCCTCCGAGTATTCTGGAAGCGAAAAATAAATATATTGCACAGCTTACCACACAAGAAAATGTGGCAATAGAACAACAGCACCGGGAACAGATAGCAGAAGAACCAGAACGTGCGACACCAGAGTATATAGATATGTTGATGCGGGAACACG